CCAGCCTATTTTGCTGACCCTCTGCCATTCGTCTTGGCTTGGTAGCCGATACTCGGCTATGGCGTACAGGTAAGGGTCTGTCGGTGGCTCGTCAACCGTGATCACGAGCGTGGAAAACATGCCGTCGAGGGTCTTCGGCGCGTTAACGTCTTCGGTAACTGTGAAGCTATTAACGTCAGGCGCGGGCTCGCTGCTGATGATCAGCTCATACTCTGCCGACCATGGCGATACCAGGTTCCCGGTGCCTCTGGCTTTTGCCCGGAACACGATACGGTTGCCGGCATCCAGCGGTATAGGAACCTCAACGCTGCCGACCCTGGCGTCTATATCGGGCGCATTAATCCACACGCTGGACTCGCCGTCAGGTCTGCCGGGGTCCGTTTCAATGACGCCGGTTATTGGGTCTTCAACAATGTCCGAATCAATTTTGTATTGCAGGCGATACGAACGGGTAACGGTCGCAAGCCGGTCAGGGTCCAGAACTGACACGTTAACAACGGCAGATAGATAATTAGACGGTCCTACGCCTGCCGAAATCTCGGGGGCTGTCGGTATCTGATTCTCTGGCCTGGGTCTCAGGTTGGTTGTGTACGCGGGCAGGGGATCACCATCTTCCGTGTAAATCTCGTTTGCAGCGTTAACCAGCGTCACGCTTGCGCCAAGGTCTACGGATGGAGATACATTAACAACGATGCAGTCGAGCGTCTCTGATCCTGCTACGCCGTAGGACGCCAAGTCGCCCGCGATAAACTCAATGGCGCTGCCGGTTGACCATTGTCCTGCGCCGTCATAAGTTGCGGTTATCTGCTTGAACTGTGTCCCGCTGCTGACCGTCCTGACGCGCACGCCGTAAGACTGGCCAGAGACTAGGCCAAAGGTTTCATCAATCGAAAACGTACCAGCGCCAACGGACTTTACAATCCCACTACCCAGGCCCACATCAATGATGTCATTCTGCACAAGGACAAGATCGCCCCTTGCGCATGCGAGGTTTTCAATGTCTGTCGTTAGCTCATACGTCTCCCTACGAAGCCGCTTTTCAAGGTACGCAAACCGCGCATGCTTCTGCGCAAGAACCTCATTCGTGACGCCCCAAAGCTCCAGAGATTCGGTCTGTCCAATCCGGTTTGCTTCGAGAATAGCAGGGTCGTAATAGGTCCACTCGTCCAGCTCCCAGTCTTGATCCTCATTTTGAAACTCAACTGTTATGCCGTCTGATGGGTCTGGAAATTCACGCTTAGAGCTGAATCCTGAACTATTCTTAGGGGTGAATATCTGAGTCGGGATCAGCTTCTCAATGTTCTGCACGACGCTGAACTTGCCGTCGCGCATTGCAAACTCTGCGCGCCCGGTCTTCGCCACGTTATTCAGCACGGACTTCAGAGCAGCCGCTTCGTTGTTATAATTTGACGCCTCCCATCCGTCCGCGATGCAGCGCAGACGCCAAGCATCTATGTCGTCAAGCCTGATCCTGCTGTTGGCAACGCGGGCGCGGTTAAACGGGCCTTGTAGCGCCCATCGGTAAAGCTCTGCCGGGTTGCTGCTGGTCTTGAGTGTTTGGCCAAACCATTCGCGCCAGTCACTGTCCCAGTCGTCGGGAACAACAGACTCAGCAACAACATTAACTGAGTCAAGGTTTCCGCTCACCTGATCGGTGGCCTTGATGTTTAAAGCAATGATGACGGGCCTGTAATCCCCCGCCGGGCTGCCAATCAGCTCATTAAAGCGCGTGGTATCAAGAGGCGCGTTGCGTTGCGTGAATTCAAGATTTGCAGTGTCTGTCCACGGCTTTCTGCCACTACTGCCAGGCGACAGGTTGCGCGCTCGGATTGTAACAGTGGTTTCTGTAGGCGGGCTACCATGAAGGGACGGGTCAAACGTGATCGAACGTGTGAAAAATTTGTTATTTTTGGTCCAGCCGTGGACGCTGGCGACCTCATAGCCTTCGGGCGCGTCCAGCACCACGTAGCCGTTGCCGTCGTCATATACTATATAGCTTGTCGGTACGGCCTCTTTATAAAAAAGAGGTTTTGGTATCCGCCACCCCAGTTCTGATCTGTTGATCCGGCCCGATATAGAACGCCGTCTTCTTTATACAAGCGGTATGGAACGGTGCCGTCGAATGGGATTGTTTCTGTATTGATAAAGTATCGGGCAGGCGTAAACCAGTCGCCAGAACCGCCCTGATACTGAAGCTGTATTGATCCGCACAAGTTCGCCCTGTTGCCGTCGCCTTTGATCCAGTAGAGCCCGCGAGGGTACGCGAATGTGACGTTTGTTAGGCCCCGGCCAACAGGCACGAAGCTGGACAGCCATCCGCTGCCCTCTCTCGGCAACTCGTCTTGCACATTATTCTGAGTTACGTCTCTGGACCATATATCACGCAACGTTTCGGTGTCTGAGTTGTTATACCAGTCTACCGTCGCAACCTCTACTTCCCCAAAGCTGCTTATAGGGACTTCGCCAATGCGTACGTCAGTGACGTTCATTGGCCCGTAGCCAACGCACAACAGCATCCGGTAATATTGATCCTTGCCCCGATACTCGTAGTAAGGATTGGCCGCATAAGCTGGCACAATCTTGCGCTTCCCAAGGATGTAGGGGATTGGCTCGTAGGCTTTATTCTGGTTGCTGTCGCCTTTTACACGCTTGCGCTTTTCGTTATCAGAGATTTCGGGGCTCTTCAGGGGGCGAAGAGGAAAAAGTTTGCAACTGATACGGCAAGCGCAGCAATTGCGATAATTGCAAGAGCCCCTGAATAGGCTGGCATCTGATGCAGCGTTAGAAGATCCCCGCTATTAACTTCCTGACCCCAATCTTCAACAGGGATGCCATTGACAAAGGCCCGCGTGTGATCTCTTGCAAGCCCGGTGTAATCTTTAAATATAGATTCAACTGTCCGCCCGGCCTTGATAGGCTCCTGAATAGGCGAAAGAAAAGGAGCTTTTGAAACTACGACGTTAGCGGTCATTTGCTTGCCTGTATTTATAGAAACCAAGAATTCGCCCCTTCCATCTGATACTTGTTGCGTCATCTACTGACGGCCCTGCCCCTGACCGCGTGTGTATCATCTGCCTATGATCAAGCATAAAGGCGACGTGTATAGGGTTCCCCGCCACTGACATTAGCGCAAAGCAGCCGCGCTCTGGACTTGTTAAGCGTTCAAAATGTTGGTGATCGCCAAGCTCATCCATTATAAATCCTGCCGCTGAAGTGCGATCAGAGGGGCCGTTATAAACATCGTCATAGTTTGGAATTTCAACGCTCATCAGCTTACTATAGCATATCTGCACCATTCCCCAGCAGTCAGCGCCCTCCATCGAGCGCCCGCCGGGAACATAGGGAATAGCGAGAAGGTCACGAATCATTGTTCTCCCATAGCGCCGGGAAGGTCTGAGGGGTGTACCGCTCACCCGGCAACTGCACATCAAGAATCGGCTCAACTTCAAGATCGACGCTTACACCTGATCCGCTTACGCTGAATGAAGTTGACTCAAATTGAGCCGGGCCAAACTCCGCAATATTGGGAGCGGATGCGGCAATCACCCACAAGTTAATGATGATTCTTTCGTCTGCCAACCGGAGCCGCCTGACGATGGCTATATCCGCCGCGTCGAAGTCGATTGTAGCCCTCGGAGTGCCCTCTGCCGTTTCCTCTGGAAGAGACAGATCAAAGCGCCCCGGCTGGTAGGTCTGGGTACTTCCCGACACGTTGCTATCAATTGACTGAGTGTTGTTAGCGTAGTAATACAGCACGGAATCAATATTGACCTCGATCAGCACAATGGACGGATCGCCAGATGACCGGCTGTAAATGTTCTTTAGAAACGAATCGCTATAAGGCATTAGGGTTGCTTCTCCAGTGCGATAGACAGACGCCACATTTCTCCACCCAGTGGTTTTAGGTCGTACGACTCAGTAAATTGGTAAGCGGAGGTGCCGCCGTAAAGGAAATCCGGCTTGTCAAACTCTAGCCCGCCGTTGTCGAGGTCATCCCGGAAAAATGCTATGAACGTATCAACCTGAGTGCGCTTGATCACATAGGTTTCCGAGACGTCATGCACGGCTGCGGTGAAGCGGGTTCGCTGCTTTGTCAGGCCGTCCATACCGCTTCTGATAACAGTGCTCTGTGGGATGTCTGAGAAGCCGTTAGTATCAGGCAGTTGGGGTAGTGATGCGGGCCAAGTAGCCATCAGACGCGCCTCCCTTTGGATTTCAGATCAAACTTTGAGCCTAGCTGTTTGTCAAACTCGCCCGACATCACCTGTCTCCGTACCGTGTCGCGTATCGTAATCTGCATCTGTCGCTGACCCTCGGGGCCTGTTGTCTCTTGCGTCTGGACATCATGGCCTGTTGATGTGGTTGTCTGGTCATTGATGGTGACACTGATACCACCGCCACTTCCGCCACCGCTCTGGCCACCAATGGACGGAACACTTTCCCCCGGCTCATTTTCTCAAGGTTGCCCGCCCCTATTCTTCTCGTGGCCGCTGCATCCATGACGAATTCTTTCCGTGGACGACGCCCGCTACTTCTCCCTCTGCACCGTCCCCAGTGTAGCCGCCATCTTGAAAGCCGCCACCTTGGTATTCTGCCCCCTGTATCTGTGCAACTTGAACGGCACCAAGTGCACCAACTGTTGCGGCCAATGCAAAGTTAAGAGGAGGAGGAGCTGATGCAAGCGCTTTTGAGACTGCCAGCGCTGTAGAAACGACAGCTTCAGCTGTTGCCAGCGCCTTCCATGTTGCAAACTGCTTTTCTCCGCCCTTTTCTGCTATGTCGGCCATGTTGCCAAAAATCTGCCCAACAGTGCTTAATGCGGTTTGTTGATAGTCGGTAAAAAGTTTAATGCCTTGCATTTGTGGCTCAATTGTAGCGTCTGAGCCTTCTTGTGAGATTTGAATCATTCTTCCTGGTGCTGCCTAAACGATTCCTCTCTAAGCGCTTCTTTCTCGCCCATGCTGATGTTGAAAGAATCAATCATGTCTAGCTGGTCAGCGTAGCGGGTGAACTCGGCTTGGCCAGGGTTAAGCTGTGCTCTTATTGACTCAAGCGCGGATGCCCGTTCTGCTTCGGCATCCAGCGCCCCGCGTATACCCTTTTCAAGCGCTACATATTCAGCGGCTTCAGCTGCGGTATAGCCCTTGCTTTCAAGCTGTAGCTCTCTCTTTGTTTCTCTGATTGCCACTTCTGCTTTAGTCGCCGATACGCCCGCTTCAATCAGTGCATTATGCGCGCGTAGAAATGTTAATTCTAGCTGTATGCCAGCGGAGGCGGCACCGGTTGATCCGGTTAAACCATCGGTTGATCCTGTTAAATCATCAATCTTGCCGCTTGTTTTCTCTACCTCTTCCCAGAACTCCTTTTGATCTTTCGTGATCGCTTTGATTGAGCTTTTAGCATTGTCAATTGAAAGTTCCGCATTTTTAATGTCTTCGCGGAATCCTTTAGCTACACTGCTAGTGTCGTAGAATGCTTTTTCAGCATCTCCCATGCCACTGGTAAAGGATTCAATTCGTTTTCCAATTGATACTATTGAATCTTCGGCTTCAGCAATCGCGGTCTTCTGTTCCTGAATGCTTTGCTGGAACTGGGCGTTGATAAACTCTCTTTGCGCCTGAGTAGCCTCCCCAAGCTCAGCCACAAGGCCCTTGGTGTCTTCTGTTAGCTCGGTTATTCCTTCGCCAGTTCCAAACAACGCATCCCGGAAGTAATAAAGTGAGGCCGCAGCAGTTAACACAATACCAACAGGCCCGCCAAGTAGAGCCATGGCAGCGCTTGCGCCTTTGGTGGCCGCCCCCATCGCCAGCATACCAGCAGTGGCCGCCGCAGATGAGCCAACCAATCGACCAAAGGCTATGTTGAGCCGAAGAGTCTGAACCGCATTAAATGCCAGAGCAGCTCCACTGACGGTCAATGCGGCGGTCATTCTGCCAGCAACCACTATTGCTAGGGCTGCTGCAACATTTGTTGCTACATCAATGCTTTCTGAAAGGTCTGATACAACTTCGTCAACTCCCCCGGCTTCCTCTGTGAGATCCAAAAACTGGCGGCTCAGTGCGCTTACCAATGGCGATACTTCCGCCGCAAGCTGGTTGGACAGTGCGCTTAATACTGATCCAACAGCGTTGATCTGCTCGGCTGCATCTGTGATGTTTTGCGCGTCAACGTCAGACAGAGCAATACCAAGCGCCTCAGCCTCTTTAGCCTGTTCAGCCATGGCTGCGCCGTTATCTCTCAGCAGTGGAAGCAGTCTTGTGGATTCTGAAGACATGGCCTCCATGAAAAAGATCATCTCGTTTTGAGAGACATTTGCTTTTTCTAAGCTGCTTACAAATAACTGAAGGGCATCCGGCCCTGATAATTCTCTGAACTGTTCTGCGGTCACGCCAACTTGTGGGGCTATTTTTTCAAAGAAGTCGGCCAACTCACCGCCGCCGGTAGTGATAAAGTCACCTACGCGGTCTGACATATCCTTGAAAATGGCGGAAAGTTGGACAGTTTCGACGCCAACCGACTTCGATGCAAAGGCCATATTTTGAAATATTGGGACAGTGGTATTCGCAATTCGGGCCAGTCCGACCACTTCCTTTGCCGCTTTAAATTGAATTAACCGCCAATGCACCAAGGGCAACACTGGTACCAGTCGCCGCTGCTGCAAAGATCACTAACGACTTGCCCAGCTCAGTCACAGTGCTGCGAGTGCTTCCAGCCTGATTGCCGAAACGATCTAAATCTTGTCGCCCACGCCGAATGTCGCTTGTATCAGCTCTTACCGATAACGAATAAATGTCAGCCATTTTTTACGCCTCCACCAGCCTGTTTAAATAGTCTCTGGAACTGAGAACTTGAACGTTTCCGCATTTCGTCTAATGTCCTCACGTCATAAGGAGGTTCAGCGTTAGCATCTTTACTTCTATGTAATTGTACCACATAACTCTCAGATAGCTTATGGAGGGTTTCAGTCTCCCACGGAGTGAGGTCTGTGTCAGTTAAACTGCACCATGCTGCGATTTCCTGGTAGTCAATAGGTGCCGGGCCTTGGCGCGCAAAGCCGATCTGGGAAAGCATTTCAATAAGGTAAGCCCCCTGAGCGTGGTCAGGAAGTTTAAGGCGGGAGTCCTTCGGGTCGAGCTGTCTTGATCGCTGCTCTTTTTCGCCATCTGGCACAACATGCAACCATGCCAGGTGGCGAACAGCTAAGTCTAGCTTTTTACTGACTTGCTGAAAAAAGGGACCGCTTCTGTATCGCTACGTTGATTTGACTTACAAACCAATCAAGGTTTTCGTCTTTCAGCATCGCCAACGCTTCAGGGCTATCATGCTTGACTGCCTTGCCGTCTGCCTCGACGTTCTTCCATGAGACGATACACGACTGAAGCAGCTTGGCGCCACGATCTGACGCCTGGCCTTCGTCAGTCACGTCAAAGTCGCGGGCCAACTCAATGGCAGCTTTTCGGTATGCCTTTGAATCGCGCCCGTATACAACGACAGTAATGTCAGTCTTGGCACCCAGTGGGTCTTGGATCTCAACGCTGGCAGAGTCTTTGCGTTGGAAGGATTATATCCATTAAACAGCCTCTACTGCCAGTGGCTTGCTAGTCAGGTCTATCGTACAAGAGCCGCCAAACATCGTGTTGGCGCTGCCAGCGTTATAGGTGAAGCTAGACACGATACCGGTGTAAAATAGAGTATCGCCGTTTCGATCAACAAGCTCAAAGCTGTGAACGTTACCTGATTCAGCGCCGTCAAGTGCGCTCTGTAGTGCAACCTGGCCAACGTCAGAAGCATCACGGGCAATCTGCAATGTCATCTGACCGTAATCAATTGAGCCGGCTCGCTTGGCTACAACGCCGGTATCGACAGGCGTAAAGGTAACAACTTCGCGGGTGCCGCCAAATTCGCCAAGGTCGCCCACTTCGCCAACAGCGGCAAAGGTTAGAGCTTCATAGCCTACTGCGTCAAAGCTCTCAGGAACGCCCGCAACAACAGACAGAACGGTGCCAAGAGTGGTAAATACGTTGCTCATAATGTAATCCTCTAAACTTCAGTTTTGATATAACAGATTTTAACACATTATCGCGGTAGGTCTGCTATTTGTTTGCGCTTTTCCTCTATGAACTCCGTTAGCTCTCGCTTCCCGAATGTGTTTAATCCGTATTGTCCTAATGGAATGACCTGTGACATTTAACGCACACGTAGCCCCATTTTCTACATCCCACCTTTTATTTTAGCTATTGAGTTACGGCAGTATATGGTGGGTCATTAAGGTTCCG